ACCCGTGCTTGTCTACTGCTTAATTTTGTGAGTATGTGGGATAACTTGATTTGGGGGAATGTTAACAATAATATCTTCACAAGTAACTGCACTTGGTGTACCCTCTTTAAATTTAGCTCCCAACCTAGCTTGAGCCGCACATTGTTCTAAACGATAGAGGCTGATTTCCATTTTGGTTTTCTTTATAAGTAATCTTTGAGCTTCTATATTTACCTCAGTTGCTTCATGGCAAAGTGCTGGAGACTTCCCTAGCGGAATATTAAATTGTGCAGATATTCCATAATTTAAATTAAAATTATCTTTTTCAAATCTAGGTATTTCAGAGTAATATTTTATCTCTCCAGTATCCTCGTCATAGATTGGTGTTCTCGTAATGTATTCTTTAGGTCGTGCGAAAGACCAACTATCTGTTAAATACGGTGTAATTGTAAGGCTAGGTGAAGCACAGACTATGCCTTGGCTCATTCTGTAAGATGGCATGGCTGATGGCGTAATCATTGTGGCATTATTATTAACTACCCCTTGGGCATTACTAGATGGAGAGGCAACCGTGGTATTGGCAAATACTTTTGTAGGACAGAGAAGTAAGGCTACTGCCCAAATGTAGTTGTAGTTTCTGTGGTTGTACTTGTTGTTATTTGACGAGTTATTGAAGTTACCGTGTCTAATCCTGGAGTTATCAGTGTTTCTTGTAGAGAAAATGCTGCTCCATCGTTTACGATTCCCCAACGTGGTATAGCTTCTAAGTTTGGTGAAGTCCAATTAAAATTTACTCCCCCGACTGTCTGTTCATTCGTAGTCGTAGGAGTAGGGTTGATATATCCCGTTTCAGATTTGATATTATGTCCTGATGCTGAGTAAGAGTATCCTGTCCGATATTGATGGCTCGTGATCGATTCATTAATTATTGATTCTGATGTGCTTGAAATTTGAGAAGTTCCTGTACGAAATTGTGGCACAATAGGTACAGCAAGGGTTCTTACTGGTAATACTAATAAAACTAGCAGCCAAAGTCTACTCAATCTATTGTGATTGTCACTTTAGTAGACCCAATACAGCTAGTACCACTGCCTCCAGCCGTGCAAGTATGAATACCAGAACTTAATGAAGTTAGTGCAAGAGATCCAGCAGTACCACCTGATCCAATAGTAGTCTGTCCACCTAATACTGGTAACGCTGCAATTCCCGAACTAGGAGTTACAGCAGATGGTGTAGCATCTCCCATAATTACCGATTCTGTTTTTGAGAAGGCCGAGCCACTTGTGGTTACTGTAGTATCAGTTTGAATCATAGCTGGCACTCCATTAGTCAAAGAGCCAACATTGATGCCACCAATTTTTCCTGCTGTTGTTGTATCTCCTACAGTTACAGATGGAGTAATATTATTTCCGCTTAAACTATATGTAGTTCCTACCTTATTGGTAACAACATAGGGCATATCTACAGTGATTTGAGCAGATGTCACAAACTCTTGTTTTATATCAGCAAAGGCAGCCGTTGGTAAAAATAAAAGTAAAGCAAATAGTTTTTTCATTTGATACCTACTTTAGAGTTCTTGTTATCTACTATATTAACCTTACCAAGTTTCTTTTTGCCATTTGTAGCAGATTTTACTTGTAGACCCATGTTTGACATTACTGCTGAAAGCAATCCAGCTGCGAAGGTGGTATCAATTTGTCGGGTTGAATTTCCGAAGTACGCAAAAGAAATGACCCCTAAACTCCAAAAAAGTATAATCATCTGGACAAGGTTTGAAAGTATTGAATTACCTTGTTGCGGTTCTTCTTGTTCTACTTCTTTGGTAGTATCTTCAGCCATAACATTAAGGTTTCTTGTCTAATACTAGCAATCTAGCTATGTTTGGAAAAACTAACAAACTATGTCTAAGTTTCTAATCAACTTATTTATCAGATTTGGTAAGTCTGAGTCTCTTCGTAAAGCTGCTTTGAATCTTTTAAAAGACCTTGCACAGAAATCAGACAATGATGTTGATGATGCAATCGTCAAGATGATTGAAGAAAAACTGTTTCCAGTAAAATGAAAATTACTAAATTTCTCAACATAGATATTGAGCCAGCCCCTCCAGAAATGGAATTAGAAGTCGAAATGCAATGTAGAGAAATTATGAAGTCTGACGATTTAGACAACATAAAAAGATATTGCACACATATGGTCAGAAAGAAATTCGATCAAGATGTCTTTATGGCTTCAATGTTGAATAGATTGATCGAACTTGAAGCTTATGCTGTTGTAAAAGAATTAAGAAAAAGAAAATCAATAAATCCTATCGCAAAGTTTTTTC